TATTTGGGAAAATTCAAATGTAGTTATGTTTACCCCTACAGAAAATACTGGTATTATATTTCCATCATGGTTGCAACATTTTGTTCCAACAAGTAATGGTGAGAGAATAAGTATTTCGTGGAATATATTAGTCAAAGGTGAGTATGGAGAGCCTCACACATTACAAAATGCTTATATCTAAGAAAAACGAAGTATATCTTACACTATCTGATTTGACATCATCAGAGAATCAAGAGTTAACAGACTTTTTTACGTTTGAAGTGCCAGGCGCAAAGTTTATGCCCATGTATCGTAATCGTATTTGGGATGGAAAAATACGTTTGTTTTCTCCAGCAAGTGGTGAAATTTATTTAGGGTTATTACCATATATTATTGAATATTGCAAGAACAATAATGTTAAATATACTATAGAAGAAGGAGTTAAAGATGAGCGGGATATTGTGGGCAAGGTTGTTAGAGGATTTATCAAAAGTCTCAAACCAAAAAGTAAAGGAAAGTCACTCAAAGTACGAGACTATCAAATTGAAGCTGTACGATTGGCCATTGCCAGAAATCGTGCTCTTCTTGTTTCTCCTACTGCTAGTGGTAAGTCATTAATAATATATGCATTAGTTCGATACTACCAAATGGCCGGCCATAGAACTTTAATTCTTGTTCCTACTACATCATTAGTCGAACAGATGTATACAGATTTTGAAGACTACGGTTGGTCATCTGGCACATATTGTCAGAAAATATATCAAGGTTATACAACAAAGATAGAAAAGGATGTTGTGATATCTACTTGGCAGTCTATCTATAAAATGCCAAGAAAATATTTTGAACAGTTTGGTTGTGTGATAGGCGATGAAGCCCATATGTTTAAGGCAAAGTCTCTTACTGGTATAATGACTAAGTTACATCAATGTAAGTATAGATTTGGTCTTACAGGGACGTTAGATGGGTCACAGACGCACAAACTTGTACTAGAGGGACTATTTGGTGCAGTTGAAAAAGTTGTAAGTACAAAAGAACTTATAGATAAAAATACTCTTGCTAACTTGAAGATAAAATGTATTGTATTAAAACATCCAACAAAAAAAGAAAGGATGGATTATGCTGAGGAAATTAATTACATCGTGGCAAAAGAATCCAGAAATAATTTTATTTTGGAGCTTTGTAACAATATTGGGGGTAACACTCTATGCTTGTACCAGTTAGTAGAAAAACACGGTAAGGTATTATATGAGGGAATGAAAGGAAGTGAAAATGTTTATTTTGTATATGGTGGAACGGATACTGAACAAAGGGAAAGAATACGTGGATTGGTTGAGGGTCACAACAACTCTACAACAATTGCAAGCTATGGTACTTTTAGCACTGGTATTAATATCCGTAATATTAATAACATCGTGCTCGCAAGTCCAAGTAAGTCAAAAATCAGAGTCTTGCAATCAATTGGGAGAGGCTTGCGTACATCATCAACTAAGGATTCCATTTTAATATTTGATATCGCAGATGATATCTCATATAAAGAAAGACGTAATTTTACATTAAACCACTTTTTTGAAAGAATAAATATATACAACGAAGAACAGTTTAATTACGAAATTAGTAAGGTAAAAATCAAATGAACGATATTTCATATACAGTTCTAAAATTAGCTAACGGAGAGGATATAATCTGTGAAGTGGATTTTGAGCAATATAATGTGAAGGCAGACTTGCCGCAACGTATCTATGAAATACAAAATCCACTACTCATAACTCATACTAAAGAAATGAGCCCAGAGGGTATACGTGAAGGATTGAGTTTATCACGATGGTTTCAACCATTTACGGAACAAAAGTATTTTTCCATTCCTGCTACAACAGTTGTAACTTCTGCTGAAGCATCTCCTGGCCTCGCAAAGTACTACGAGTATGTTCTTAAAAGAATAGGTGATGATTATGAAGAAATTAATCATGAAAAAGAACTAGACGATTATACTAATGATGAGATATACGATGAACTCTTAGAAGAAAAAGAGTCACCAAGTAAACTAATTCATTAACGGTTCCACATAACCTATTATACACATAAAATAAGATATGTCAAGTCTCTTTGGGGTATTGACATATTGCCCTCAGTATAGTATAGTAAGTAAATATATTGGGAGTACCTTATGAAGAAAAATAAAAAGCAAAAGCCGCATTACGTAGATAATAAGAAGTTCTTACAAGCAATGATAGACTGGCGTGAAACATGGCCAAGTGAAGAAGAAATTCCACCAGTGACAAACTATATCGGTGAGTGTTTTCTCAAGATAGCAACACACTTATCTTATAGGCCAAACTTTATTAACTACACTTATAGAGATGAAATGATTTCAGATGGAATTGAAAACTGTTTACAGTATGTGAAAAACTTTAATCCAGAAAAATCCTCTAATCCTTTTGCATACTTTACACAAATAATCTACTATGCATTTTTGCGTAGAATACAAAAAGAGAAGAAACAAACTCACGTAAGAAATAAAATAATTGAGAAATCTAATTATGATGCCTTTACTACAATGGAAGGTGATGAGGGTTCTTATAGTGTTTCTGGTTTTGATCCTCACATAATGCTTCCAGACGAGGATGTATATAAACCTAAAAAGAAAGACACTAAACCAGCAAAAGGTTTAGAGAAGTTCATGGAGACAGATACTTGAAAGTAGCCATTATTACTGATACTCATTTTGGTGCAAGAAACGACAATCTAAATTTTAACGAATACTTTTTCAAGTTCTATGACAATTTATTTTTCCCTACTCTAAAAGAAAGAGGTATTACAACGTGTATTCACATGGGTGATGTTGTAGATAGGCGTAAGTATATCAGTTATAGAATTGCAAATGACTTGCGTGAAAGATTTATAAATCGTTTCAAAGAGATGGGTATTGACCTTCACATTATAATCGGTAATCATGATACCTATTATAAGAATACAAATGAGATAAACTCTATGGAAGAGCTTGTTGGTTCTGATAGATTTAAAATATATACAGGCCCAGAGGTTGTAGAGTTTGATGATACACCTATTCTTTTTATGCCTTGGATTAACTCAAACAACTACGAGGTTTCAATGGATGCTCTGAACACTGCAAATGCAGATATTCTTATGGGTCATCTTGAGGTCAGTGGTTTTGAAATGTACAAGGGCCATAAGTCAGAGGGTAAGTTTGAGAAGAAACTCTTTCGTAGATTTGAAACTGTATTCAGTGGTCACTTTCATCACAAGTCAGATGACGGACAAATCTTTTATCTTGGTACACCCTATGAATTATTCTGGAATGATTTTCAAGACCCTAAAGGTTTTCATATCTTTGATACCGGCACAAGAGAACTTGAGCGTATTGTAAATCCATACACTCTATTTGAAAAGATTTATTATGATGATACAGAACACGATTACACCAAGCACGATGTATCCAAGTACAAAGAGAAGTATGTAAAACTCATAGTGGTAAATAAGAAAGACTTGTATCAGTTTGATTTGTTTACTGACAGACTTCTAATGGCTGATGCACACGAAGTGAAGATCATTGAGGATTTCTCAGAGTTAGATGCAAAGAATGTGTCAGATGAAATTGTAGAGAATACAGAAGATACCATGACACTACTTGAGAGATATATTGATGAACTAGATATTACACTAGATAAGAAGAGACTCAAGAACACAATGAAGTCTTTATATAATGAAGCACAAGACTTGGAGCTATAATTGATAATTTTTAAGTATGTGAAGTGGAAAAATTTCCTTTCAACTGGTAATCAATTTACCGAAATACAATTAGACAGAAATAATACAACACTGATAATTGGAGAAAATGGGGCTGGTAAGTCTACCATTCTTGACGCATTGTGTTTTGGTTTATTCGGTAAACCATTTCGTAGTATCAATAAAGCACAACTAATCAATACCGTTAATGGTGGTAGTTGTGAAGTTGAAGTTAGTTTTAAGATTGGTACAAAAACATTTAAGGTAATTCGTGGCATCAAACCAAACACTTTTGAGATTTACATCAATGGTAAGATGTATAATCAAGATGCAAATGCTAGAGATTATCAGAAGTATCTTGAGCAACTTCATCTCTT